CTCATAAACCTATCTTTATTAATCCATCGCTTTTAATATAACCATCATTCTTTAAAACTCCACTATGAATAACCAGTCTTGCTCCGTTTTCAATTGTAAAGTTAGCACCATTATCTATAATAAAATCACAAGCAATAAAATATTCATAACAATCTTGAACAGTTATATTATCTCCATTCTTTAAATGGTACTTAATTCCGTTTGAATTACCACCCCCACCACTTGAGCTAATCTCTAAAGTACAATTATTTAATTTAGTTATGGTAATATTATTACCAGCTTTTAGAATTTTCTCTAAATCACAAGCATCAAAACTATCAAAATCATAAGTCTTCATGTATAATCTTTATAACTTAAAATTACACTAATTGTTCCAGTTGTGTTACCGTTTGGTTCAATTCTTATTCTAAACCAGTTAGCCAAAAATTGTTTGCTTCTTATATTAACCTCGCCAGTTGTAATATCAAAAGTTCCAGTATCATCACATTTGAAAGGAACAACATTCCAATCTGTTGGTTCTGGTAAGCATTTACCACCGTTAAAACCTTCTTCAATAAACAACTGAGGTATTCCATCCAAGCCAACCGAATCAATTCTTAAAACCCACTCAGTATGCCTTTCTAAATTCTTTGCATCGCTTATTTGCTGAACACTCGCATCAACACTATCTAACAATGTAAAGTTTCTCATATTCCACAAGTATTTTCAATTAGTTGTATGTTTTCCTCTGGATAATCTTCAATATTATCACAAATATACCACTGTATAGAGTGCGAATTATCAACAGCTTGGTTATAAACTTGAACAATGTTACCCATAAATTTAGCATTAACACCTAATTCTACGCTATTTGTAACAGTACCACCAGCGGTATTTTCTGTTTGCGTTTCCCTTACGTAATGAAAGTATATGAATTGTATTAACATATTTCTAATACCACCACTAGAAACAACACAGCTACCATTGTCAACATCAAAAGGGTTGAATATATTTAAGAATCTTGCAGTTTGTGGAACTTGTGGATCAGTTGCAGTTAAATCAGATATTAAAAGAGTATATAATTCAGCACCTAATAACCTAACTAAATAATAATGTTCATACTTTTCAATATAAAAATCTAATTGGTCATAACACGTTTTAGAAATGTTATACTCTCCTTTGAAATCTGTTTTAACAACTATACTCATTACTTAAGTTTTGCAGCACCCTTATTAATTAATGCTATTGCCATTTCTTTAGTTACATTGTACTTTTCACCCTTAACCATGTGTTTACCATCTAAAGCAATAATATCTACTCTATCGGCTAATTTAGAAAGGTCTACTTTCTTTTTGACTGGCTTCTTTTTTACTTCTTTGTTTTTTAGTTCTTTTTTTTCCATAGTATTGGCTTTTACCTATAAAACCCCCCTACTTTAATAGGGAGGTCTTAACTAGGATATTAGTATATTAAGGAGTTTCTAATGCAGCTTTATCAGTTGCAAATACACCTGTAACGAATGCTGGTCTTCTGTTAGTTTTAACTAAACATAAACCTCTCCATTCTGCTAATACAGTAACTAAGTTTTTAGTGAAATCATCTGAATCACGTCCAACTTCAATGTTCATCTCTCCTTTATCGTAAACAGTTGCAGAAGCAAAGTTTCCAATTAAGTATTCCCCATCAGTTACTAAAGTTGTTGGTACTAAAGCAACACCATCTAAAGATAATTGACCAGCAACCATTGCTAATCTATCAATATAACGTCTATCAGTTGTAGAAGTCTTAATTAACTTTAAAGTTGTTATTGTGTTAGGGTGAACAAAAGCATAATCAGCATCATCTTGTTCAGCTACTTGAATTTGATTCATTGCAACCGTTAAAACATCAGCCTCGTTTGCATTGTCAACAGTTCCAGCGAAAGAACCAGCAGCAAATGCAGTTGCAACAGTTTTAATTCCGTTTAAGTTAGAACCTACGTTATCACCTTCGTAAACTTGTGATTCAACATCTTTCAACAACTCTCTCATTAACTCGTTGTTAATTTCAGCAGTCATGAAAGAAATATCGTTAACCATTTCTTCAGATACTTTGATAAATGCAGTTCTTTTCTTAACAGATTCAGAAACAACAATCAAATCAAAATCAATTTGGTTTTTCAATTCACCTTCAGCAGTTCCACCAGCAGCACCATCTTTGTTAGCTTGTGATACCCAAGAAATAACATTAGATTCAGCAGTTCCACGAGTAACTACATCTAGCATTCTTACTCTTCTTGAAGCAATTGCATCCATCCCTGGAAGTCTTTGCTCAACTGGTACATTTCCACCACTTACATTTGATGAAATTAACATCGTTCCAGCAGCTTTGAAGTTTAATGTAGCACTTCTATCACCTTTAATTTTTAATAAAGATTCTTTGTTTGCTTCTAATCCTTTTTGAACTGAATTAACAACACCTAATCCATCAACTTTATCTTGTTCAGAAAGTTTCTTGATCATTAAACCATGTTGTTTCAAAGTTTCATTTAATGCCTTTGCTTGTGCAATTTGATTTTCAGTAATTTCTTTTTTCAAAGATTTAATTACCTCTGCATTATCTTCTTTACCTTTTTCTACCAACTCAGTTAAAAGAGTAGCATTTTTTTCGTTGTACTCATTGTACAATCCAGCCATTTCTTCCGCTGATTTAGCAGTAAATTGCTCTTTATTTATTCCTTTTTCAGTAAGGAAATTTTCAAATTTATTCATTTCTTTAGTTTTAAATTATTTTAATAAGTTTAAATAAAATTCTTTGTTGTCTTTCGACTTAGGCTCTGGAGTTACTTTCGTAGGCTCTTTTGTTCTAAGTGAATTAATAACATCATTATATTTGGTTTGGCATACTCTTAAATTCATTTCAATTGCTTCTAACCTTTCATCCGTTCCCTTTCCGTTCTTTAAAGCATTGGTTAATCCGTTCATTTTCTTGTTTAACTTATCTAAATAGTCCTCACTATTTCCTTTTGATACGCTAAATAAAGGCGTTTCACTATTAGCACCAAAGGTAACTGCTGATCCTTCCCACAAAATAACCTCTTTTAATATTTGCGTTCCGTCTTGCCTTATCTCGATTTTATCATTTATAGTTTGAAACCCTATACTATGCTCAGTAATAATGCCATCTTGATAATCTAAAAAAGCATCATTACCCTTTGTTGAGCGTGATAACTCTGCATAGGCTAATAAATAATCTGGTGTTTCTTCTAACTGTTTAAAAACACCTATTTGATGTTCAAAGTCATGATACCTTAAAAACTTAATCTTTCTATTACTTTGACTTTCGGGTCCTCTTTCTAATATTGATTTAGTAAAAGCACCTTTCACAATAATATCTCCTTCATCATCAACATTGTTAAACTTTGATAAAGCAATTTTAACACGTCTACCAGCAGGATCAATATCCTTTACTTGGAAATCTATATTTTTGGTTTTAAATAGGTTCATTTGGTTGGGCTTTTAAAGAGTTAATAATTTCATCACTCACTTGATAATTTTCTTTTATCATTAATATTTTACTTTCGTTATCAATTGGCATATTTAATACCACATTGATTCCATCCATAACAATCTTATCTTTTTCGGCTTCTTGTTTTTTATCTTTCTGTAACGCCTCCACATAACTAAAATCTTTTCTCATTCTATAATTACCGTCTGGGTAATGGTTCTTTACAATATAATTATTATGCTTTGCTGCAATCTTATC